AAAAGGGCAAACGGGAAGCACTGGGTCAACAGGTCCAACAGGGCCAACGGGGGCCAAAGGACAAAAAGGCGAGGTTGGAAGCACGGGGCCGACAGGGGGCACAGGCCCGACTGGTGCTAAGGGCCAAAAGGGACAGACTGGCAGCACAGGCTCAACGGGAGGCACAGGACCAACTGGGGCCAAGGGTCAGAAGGGTCAGACTGGTAGTACTGGTGGGACAGGGCCAACTGGAGCCAATGGGCAAAAAGGTCAAAAAGGTCAAAAAGGGCAAACTGGTTCTACTGGTTCGACAGGTCCGACAGGTGGAGGCGGCTCTACTGGCGCGAAAGGCCAGAAGGGACAGAAGGGTCAAAAGGGTGCTACAGGATCTACTGGTCCAACTGGAAGCTTTAGTGGGTCAGGTGCATATGCACAGGGTGCTTGGGTAAACTGGAAAGCTGCGGGCGGTACTTCCATTAGGAATGATGGTAATGTATCAACTATTACAGATTATGGCACAGGGCACTGGCGCATAAATCTATCAAGCTCCTTATCAAATGCAAATTTTGTGTTTTCTGGATGGTATGGTGGCTCGTATAGCTCTGGCGATATAAGTGTAAGATGTTTGGTTGAGGTAAGTAACACTCAAAGAACCTCATCGTCTATTCGATTTACTACAAGAGCCGCAAACGCAGGTTCTACTGGTCTTGAGGATGGTAAATGGAACTCAGCCCAGCTTCTTCGTTAGGAAAAGTTAAAATGACAAAATATAATATTGTATTTGATGATCCTGATGCCCTTGATGAGCCGACTAAGGTTCTTGTTCCTTCTCAGAATTGGTTAGATATGGCTATGTCTGGTGGGCTGCCGCCTATATGGGTTTTCTGGCAGCTTCAAGACGATGAGCAGCAAGCCATTAAAGAAGGGCGTCATGAAACATTTGAACATGACCCACGCAAACACGCTTTGCAATGGACCGCACCTCGCATTGGCCCTCTAACGGAAGAAGAAGCTATGGAATATTTGTGCATGAAAGACTTGCCTCGCAAGTGCTGGTCAGAGAAGCATAACCGTCCAATGTTTAAAATTGTTAATACAGAGAAAGTCCCAACCGACAGACAGTTTCGCAATGCTTGGGAGATGGTGACATGAGTATATTAATTAAAATAGGGGCAACAGAATACAATGCTGATAGCTATAGCGTTCCAGAGGACCGAGTATTTCGTGAGAGTTGGGAAGCTAACGAAGATACAGCCGTAATCACTGTTAATATGGAAATAGCTAAGGATATTTGGCGTGATAAGATACGTCACGCTAGGATTGAGCCGTTAGTCAATCTTGATGCAGATTACATGAAAGCCTTGGAGACTGGCGCAGATACCACAAGTATTATTGCACAGAAACAGGCTTTGCGTGATGCCCCTGCACTTGCAAGCATTGATGCAGCTACAAACCCTGATGAGCTTAAAGCAATTCAACCAATACCTAATGTAACTATAGAATAATTTTTTTCGCAAAGGTGGATCATGCGGCAAAACTGGCAAATGTGGTCTGGCGGGTTATCCGACACAGACCTCTCAACGATTTTTACAGAAGCCTCTAAGCTCAATACACAAGCGGCGACAACCTTTAACAACGCGGATACAAGGGTAAGGTCAAGCGATGTTGCTTGGTTAAGCGGCAACATGGCGGTTCAAGATATTATTTGGAAATATGTAAAGGCGGCAAATGAAAACGCCTTCCATTGCCAAGTAGAAAATATTTGTGACATTCAATTTACAGAATATCACGCTAACAAGGGAGGTCATTACGACTGGCACATAGATGTAAACTGGGATGGCGACTATTTTAGGGATAGGAAGTTAAGCGTTACGGTTCAGCTTTCAGACCCAAGCGAATATGACGGCGGGGGGTTCGAGTTTGCAGAATGTCAAACGCCAGACGCTTCATCTCGCCTCAAGGGAACAGTCCTAGTTTTCCCAAGCTATTTGAAGCATAGGGTTTTGCCAATTACAAACGGCACAAGGAAAAGTCTTGTTGCTTGGTTTGAAGGCCCAAGGTGGCAATAGTATATCAAATCTCCCTGAATGGCGATGCTTTCGACGCAAGGGGAAAAGATTGGGCTCAAATAATAGCAGAGAGTGGATGTAAGCCCGATAGAGCGTGGGTTGACCCCCTTCTAGGGCGAGGGTTGCTTAAAACGGAATTTGGATGCTCAGTGAGCCATTTTCGTGTGTGGCAAAAGATTGCGGCTTCTGGCGTTGCGGGTATCGTGCTTGAGGAAGATGCGGTTTTTTCTTCCTTCGACGTTGCAGAGATTGGCGGAATACTTAAAACACATGACAGCGTTTGGCTGGGCCATAGGGAAAACAGCCTTGGCTATTGGTACAATGCTCACGCTTACGCCATAACCGCAAAAACCGCATTGGAGCTTATAAAGGGCTTTTCTAATGCGGTTATTCCAGCGGATGAATGGTTGCCCTTGAAGCTAAAAAATTCTTTTAACTATTTTTACAAGCCAGAACTTGTTAAACAAATACCACGGTCAATAAGGCCAAGTGAAATTGAAGGTGGATCAATGCAAACTCATATCATTACTGTTGGAACGGATGAAAATAAAATGTGGGGTCTTGAGCAATCAGCCAAACGCCACGGCATAACGTATTTAAATTTAGGACGCGGCGTCGAGTGGGATGGCGGCACAATGTTAGGACAGGGCGGGGGTCACAAGATCAACCTTGTTCGCAGCCATATCCAAGCACTCCCAGATGAAGATCTTGTCCTTTTTGTAGATGGGTATGATGTTTTATTTACAGATAACATTCATTCGATCAAAGAGCGTTTTGATGGGTTTGATTGCGATATTTTATTTGCAGCGGAAAAATCTTGCTGGCCTGAACCGACAATAGCGCCGCAGTTCCCCATGACGCCAACGCCATACAAATACCTAAATAGCGGTGTTTATATGGGGAAGGTAGCGCGGCTCAATCACTTCTTTAGCGAGGTCGTAGCCAATGGACAAGACGATCAACTGTGGATGCAGAAGCGGTTTCTTGGAGCTAATGGGCTTAATGTAAAGCTTGATCACGAGGGCTATATTTTTCAGTGCGATGATGAGGTTAGCTATGACGGCCAGCAAATATCTAACGGGATGTGTTGCCCTTGCATATATCATGGGAATGGTGGCGACGATGCAAAGGCTAGGTTCAATTCATTAGCTGATAAATTTGGATATATTCAAAACGCCGTTGAAAGCCCTTCAGTAAATTCTTTGAATTATGATGAGGTTGCAAAAGATATTCTTGTTGTTCCCTTTTTGTCAGAGGCGCAATGCAGAGACATTATCGCTAAATCTGAGGCGATAGGTGGATGGGGCCAAATGGAAGGAGATAAGTTCCCCGCGCAAGAGATTAGGGCCGATAAGCTTGGGTTATGGGCAGAGCTTGAGGCGGCATGGAAAGATCATCTAGGAAAGATTGCAGAAAGCAAATGGACCCCAATGGAACATATTGGTTTGAGGGATGCGTTCACAATGCGTTATGCGATGGACACGCAGAAAAGCCTTGGATTTCATACCGATGCGTCTTTGGTTACTGGAAGCGTAAAGCTTAACGAAGATTATGAGGGCGCGGAATTAGTATTTCCACATCAGAATTTTTCAAATATCAATGTTCCCTTGGGGCATTGCATCCTATTTCCAAGCGCGGTGACGCATGGGCATAAGGTCAATCCGTTGAAATCTGGTGTGAAATATTCTTTAACCATGTGGACAAGCCGCTATCAGGGTGACGTAAACATTTAAATTTGATATGGTGCGGGAAAATAGAGGTTTGACATGAACGCTTTAAATCCATTTAGTACGCAGCCATTTTCCGCAGCTACGCATGTTTATGTTTTGGGCGGTCAATCAATCACAACCGAAGCGCCTAGCGTTGCGACAACGGCTATTTCTCAAAATCATGTTTTGGATGCTGATGGTATTACAACGGGTGCGCCTTCTATTGATACAGCATTAATCGCTGGAAACCAAATCCTTGAGCCGCAAGATATAACGGCGGGCGCTCCTGACGTTCCTACGGCGAACATGGCAGAGGATGAAACCTTTGACACGGCAAATTTATTCACTGGTGCGCCAATTGTTCCCCATATTACTCTTGTTCAAGAGCATATTTTTAATGCAACCGCTATAACAACTGGTGCGGTTTCTATAGGTGAACCATCCCTTACGCCTACAGTTCCTCTTTTAACTGGTAATGTTACAACAGGTGCTCCTACGGTTGGAAACACAACCATAAATCAAGATCATGTTATTGCGCCTCAAACGATAAGCACTGGGGCTGTGTCGGTTGCCTCTGCATCTATCTCGCAAATTCATGTTTTAGCGGGCAATGATTTAGAAACGGGTGCGCCAGACATAGGAACCGCAGGGATAACTCAAGTTCATATCTTGGACGGGACGGGATTTGATGCGGGTGCGCCTAGCGTTGGCTCTACGGAAATAGATCAGGATCATATCATAACCGCTACCTCCATAATTACTGGGGCGGCGATTGTTTCTAATACTGCCATAAATCAAACGCATGTTCTTACAACGGCAAATATTTCGACGGGAGTGCCTGTCGTTGATAATTGCACAATGTCAGAGGAAGAAACCTTTGCAGCGCCCAATCTTGACACTGGTGCGCCTATTCTTGGAGCCGCTACTATAGCGCAAGACCATCAGTTGCTTGGTGCGGATCTAACATCAGGAAGCCCAGATGTAGGAACCGCAATAATAAATCAGACACATGCTCTTGTCGGGGAAGGCTTCAATGCGGGCAATCCTATTCTTGGCACGGCGGCTATATCTCAGAACCATGTCATTTTACCGCAAGGATTTGCGACAGATCCCGTTGACGTTGGCTCTCCGCTTATCGAGCAAGTTCATATCCTTACAACCGCAGACGTCACAACGGGCGCTCCTAGCGTTCCAGATACAGCCATTACACAAGAACATATCTTTACAACCTCAGATATAACAACGGGCGCTCCCGTTATTGATAGTGGGGTTCTTAATCAAACCCATATTCTGGGTGGGCAAGGAATAACCACAGGAGCGCCTAGCGTTCCCCAGATTGATCCAAACTTTATTTACGGATTTACTACTGCGAATATATCAACGGGCGTTCCTAGCGTACCAAGCACGGCCTTTGGGCAAGTTCATATTCTAACGCCAAACAACATTACAACAGGCGCTCCGATTATACCTGATCTTTTGTTTGATGCGGGCATAGGTAGATACGCAGATGAAAGAGATAGTGAAAATATTGTAATTGAGGTTCTTTCACAGAACGTTGTGATAGAAACAGGATCGAAAAATTCAGCTATTGTTTTGCAGGTCAACGAGATTAACGAAGCTGCTTAACTTATACAATGTTTTCGTGTAGAGTGCGGCTAGAAACTAATGGACGCAGCGAATGGCTTTTTACATTAAGCAGAACGATACAGCACCGATTATTCTTGTAACCCTTAAAGATGGCAATGATGCTGCTGTTGATCTCACTGGCGCGAGTGCTGTTTTTAAGATGCGGCCTGTTGGGCAGACTACAGTAAAAACAAACGCCGCCGCGATCATCCATAATGCAGATAGTGGTCAGGTTCGATACGAGTGGGTAGCGGCTGATACGGATACGATGGGATCTTATGAGGCTGAGTTCCAAGTAACCTTTACCGATGGAAAAATTGAAACATTCCCAAATTCTGATTTCATCAGGATAACAATTACGGATGATATATCATGAGTGGATTAGTCGTAGAAACGCAGCCCGCAAGAGAACCGCTTACCGTTATCGAAACGCGGGATAGCTTGAGGCTTGACGATGATGTAGATGAAACGCTTGTAATGAGCCTTATCATTGCGGCGCGGGAGTGGGCTGAAAACTACACAGGTCGGGCGCTAATAACTCGCACCATGCAGCAATGGTTAGATGGGTTCGTTCCTGTTGATATGCCCTTATGGGAAGGCTGGAGAACTGGCCCTGATATTGTAAATTACCAAAATCACATTGAATTGGCCTTGGCCCCTGCAATTGCTGTTTCAGATATTAAATATTATGCAGATGATGATACTGAAACGACTTGGCCCTCTACCAATTATTATGCCGATACTATTAGGGAGCCAGCCCGTATTGTTCTGAGGGATGGTGGTTCTTATCCAACAGAATTAAGAACAGCTAACGCAATCAAGATAACTTATACTGCTGGGTATGGCGCAACTGCTCAAAGCGTCCCAGAGCCTATTAGGATCGCCATGATGCAGTATTGCGCTTTCATGTATGAGCATCGCGGAGATTTTGAAAGGTTCCCCCCTCCGCAGCCTCCAAAGCTCCTAACGCAGCTTTTACAGCCATATCAAATAATGCGATTTAGTTCTACGCCATACAAGGGAATGGTCAGGGCGGGGATCGGCTAAATGTCCATCGGGAATATGCGAAATAGGCTTGAGCTACAAGCCGCGACAAGAACCTCAGATCAGGGCGGTGGGTCTTCTATCGCTTGGACAAAGGTGGCTACTGTTTTCGCAAGCATAACCCCGCAATCTTCGAATGAGGCGGTATTTGCAGATAAGCTTAGGGATGCCCTTCGAAGCACGGTGCGCGTTCGGTACAGAACAGATTTAACAACTGCCAATCGCTTGGTTCAAACATATCGCCGCAATGGCGTTCAGACCACAAGAACCTTCACGATCAATGGGGTTTTGAATGTAGATAATCGTTTCAAGTTCCTTGATCTTGATTGTGAGGAAGGGGTGGCCTCATGACAAGCATTAAGACAAGGGTAACGAGAGCGCCAAAATATGCTAAGGTCGAGGCTAAATACGCTTCTGTCGTTAAAAACATTATAGCGTCTGGCGTCCAAGATACCATGAACACTGCGAAAACAAGCATACAGCAACACCAAAGTAAGGGTAGAACTTATGGTAAGCACACCGCCTCCGTTGCTGGTAATCCTCCAAACTCTGATACTGGATTTCTCGCAAACAACATTTTTATGGTTTTAGATGCGGATAAATTTGGAGGCGCTGTTGAAAGTCGCGCAGATTATTCTGGTTTCTTAGAGTTTGGCACAAGCAAGATGGGCGCTAGGCCATATCTTCAACCAGCACTTGAGGAAAACAAGCCAAAGATCAGAAGAATGTTTGCACGTTTGCGGTCAAGGGGCGTTTAAATGGCGTTACACTCATGGAACCTACAAAAGGCAATATACGCAAAGCTAAACGATGCAGCCATAACTGGTGCCAGCGTTGCAGACGTACCAGTATATGATGATATCCCAGAGGGAACTTCTGCGCCATATATCAATATTGGGGAAGAAACCGCCATCAATGATGGCACGAAAACCGTGGATGCGGTGGAGCATACACTAACCATTCATGTTTGGTCTGAATATCGGGGCAGATATGAAATAAAGCACATTATGGAACAGGTCTACCAAAACCTTCATAATGCTGCTATAACTGTGTCAGGTGCTTCACTGGTAAACATACGGCAAGAGTTCGCCACAACCCTTGAGGAACCTGATGGAATAACGCGGCATGGGGTCATGAGATTTCGCGCCATTGTGTTTGATAACTAAGGAGAAAGAACATGGCGGCACAAAAAGGCTCCGCAATGCTATTAAAGGTTGATATTAGCGGCACGGCAACAACTGTTGCTGG